ATATTATCAAAATTCTCTGCTATGAATGTAAGGACGGGAAGGACCGGAGTCACTGCTTTTGCAAAGTTCGCGAACGCGACGCGAGAGACGATATCCATTTGATCGTTGAATTTTTCCACCTCCTTGACCGTATCGGTCCCGATGATCCCTCCCGCGGTCTCTATTTTTTTGACTAGACGGTCAATTCCTCCCTCTCCCGCGGTTAATAATGGAAGGAGCTCGACTCCCATTTTCTTTCCGAACAAATCCCCGGCGGCGGCGGCTCTCCCGGCGGGATCTTCAATCGCGGCAATAGCCGTGGCAACATCCCCGAAGAGGTCTTTAGTCGTCCGGATTCCTCCCTCTCCATCCGTGATCGCGATCCCGAGATCCTCAAACCCTTTCTTTGCAGGTCCGAGTCCTCGATTTGCGTCTCCTATATTCGTGTTGAATTTCTGAAGTGCAGCATTAAAAACAGACGTGCCGACTCCGGACTGAGAGGCCGCAAATTGAAGGCCCTGCAACTCGGGGACGGTCAAACCGATTTGAGCGGATACTTTCCCGAGCCGATCTGCAACGTCGAAGAGCTTCGATGCGAGAGCCCCGATCCCGGCGACCCCGACAAGCGGGCCGAGAGCTTTTGCCATTCCTCCCAGACCTCCGGCAAAAAGACCCGCTCCGGTGTTTGCGGCTCCGACTTTTTTCTGGAATGTCCCGAGCTTTGAATTGACCGATTTAAACGCCGCGGCGGTCTTGTCTTGCCCTCGGATCTGAATGGTCGTTACTTCAGCCACGTTTTGCTTTCCGTTTAAGCTCTTCTTGCTTCCGTCTTGTCTCGATCTTGCCCTGACGGAACTGAAAAACAGACGTCTCGAGCATCAAAATCCACTCCCAGACCTCCGGGAACCGCATCGAATAAAGCTCCAAAACGTCCAGAATATCCGACGCCGCAAGCGGTTCCTGGGCTCCACGACGTCCGGTCCAGTCCAACTGCTTCCAAATTTTGACGATCATCGAACTTGTCGGAGACAACTCGAGGAGATTTCGAGGACATATTGAACAAGGCGGATCGTCTTTCCACTGATTAAGCTCCGATTTACAACACCAATTCTCTTGAAAAGGTTGACCTTTTTCGATTCCATGATTCTGAGACCCCTCCGCATAGACGGCCCGATCGGTCTCGATCTCGAGCCACTGTTTCAGTTTCCCGTTTCTTGCTTAAATTCCTGATTCCAGTTTGCGGCTAATTTATTGCAAACGGCCATGACGAGGAGACTATTTAATTCAATCAGTTTTTTCTTGTTCTCAGGAGTGCAAGGAAATTCGACTCCGTCCATCTCCAGGCCGGTCCAGTTTTTTACGTTGTTGCTCCAGATTGTCCGAAGTCTCCTCGTATTATTTACCTCTCCGAGCTCCTCGAGCCGCGGCCTTTTGCATATGAAAGTAACGTCCGGAGCTTCGTCTAGAACGACCTCCATCTCCCCAGTGAATGGTTTTAAATCCATAATTCCCCGATGTGTCTCCCCGACGACGGACGGTGATCGTCGGGGATGGCGAAAAGGAGCTCCGACCCGTCCGTCTCCGTTTATGCGCTATCGTAAATGAGTTCAAAACGACTTTCATCGGTCGTCCCTGCACCCTTAACGACGGTGAAATTAATCGTTGTTGTGGCGACCAAATCGCCGCCAGTTTCCGCCGTGACCCGACAATAAGCCATGTAGAATCGGATGAATTGACCGGAGCCGTCGTCGATCTGGATTCCGATCGCCATCAGATCGTCGTCCACAAAACGGCTCGCGGCGGTCAACTGATTAGGTTGAGCGTTGAGTGAAAACGTCCCGGTGATCGAGAGGTCGTTTCCGATGATGTAACTCGCGGCAGGGTAAACCGAGCCCGTGAGATCGGTCAGTCCTGGCGTTTGGATATCGCGACTGATAGTGATATCCGCCGAAGAGACTGTCACCTTGTTCCCGCTTACAAATAGAGACCCTTGAGCGGTTCCGTCCGCCGCGACATAGACGCTCGCGTTTTTCATCGAGAGCGGAGAGAGGGTCGAGAGCGTATCCGCTGACAGAATCGGGAGGATCGGATCGTCGGCGTCGGTCGAGGCGGGAGCCGACGCAACCGTGACGACTGCACCTGCGATCGAGGAGACGGTCGTCGTTCCCCGCGATACTCCGGTTGAGTTATTGAATACCTCGATCCCCTGATTCGGAAAGAACACGTTAGACGCCGCCGCTCCAGGGACTCCGGGGACGCTCAACGTGTTTATAGTAATATCGTTCGTGCTCACCGACGCAACGGTCGCCTGACCTCCGTAGTAAAGACGACTACCGAGTGCGCTGATCGTATAAATGAGGTTGCCCTCCTTCGAGATCGAACAAGTGAGCTCATTGAATATGACCCCGGCGACTGCTTGAAGGAAATTAGAATCGACGAGTTGCCATGCGGATATGGTGTTCGTCTGATTGCTGAAATAATACGCGTATTCGCCGGACGTCGACTGAGATCCGAAGAACTTGAGCAAGAGATAATTCTCCGCCGGGACTCCGGCTCCGTTCGGCTTTGCCATGAACGTATAGCTCGAGTTCCCGTATTCGAGATAATTCGTCGCCTGATCCTGGGTGATCAATTGACTCCCGATCTCGGAGAAAATCGTCGTGTTGACCGATTGCTCCCAGACGGGAGGGTCGGTCGTTGCGAATGATTGTTCGCCTGAACCATTCGATCCGGTAGGAGTCGCCGAAAGCGTTCCCGCCGTTGTTTCGTCCATGAAAACGAGTTGAGTCGCTTTCTGGCGAAGGACGTTAGTGGAAATTGCGGTCGCCATTTAACTACTCCTTATTTAAGTTTAGCCCTTCGCTATCTCAGGGTCATTGAATGCGGACGTGTAAATGACCGCATATTCTAAAGTGACGACGCCGATCAACTGATCGGCTTCGCCCGTGTATGCGATCTCAGTCGATGCAAGACTAAGATCGGTAATGAGAGCATCGATATCCGATGAATTCGCGACGGCGGTCTCAACCTCGGCGGAGATCGTGTCGAGTTTATCATCGAGATTCGCTGTCTCTTGAGCGTATCCCTCGACCCGGACCGTGAGGGATCGCGATATCAGCCGAGACGCTCCGCCGATCTCCTGGGAAACGTCGGAGGTCGTCTCCGTTACTGTATAAATACAAAGACCGGGAACTCCGGACGACTCCATCGGATAGACCCGAGACTGAAAAACATTGCTCCCAGTCGTCGATAAACTCGTGCAAGCCGATCCGAACGCCTCGCGGATTTGCTGGCGGACGTGACTCATGTCCTCATCCGGACGCGGATCATTCCCTCATTATCCGGCTCGACCTCGGTGATCGTGTACGTCGTCCCGGATATCGCGAGCGTGTCTCCCTGCGCGATCGAGGGGAGATCGATTGACCTCCCGACGGCGATCGGCTCGGAGCTCTGAACGACTACGGAGCCGCCTGGATCAGCGGCAAGGTATTCGTTCGTAAGGATCACGGTTACGGTTGAGCTCGTCGCCGCGGACGTGTCCGTGAAGGTTGAACTCGTCCCAAAATCCTGCAAGAGATCGAGCCTCATTGCATCCGTTTCGACTGCCATGAATCAGTAATCTTTCTTTTTCCGTCCGCGTTTCTTCGGTGCCGGAGCGTCGGAGCTTTCGAGCCCGACGGATCGGTCCGAGGTCAAGGGGATCGCACGTCCGATCGCGATCATTTCGAGAGCGACGTCCTTGTCGAGATTCGCTTCCGATCCTTCGGCGTAGCTATTCCCCGCGACTGAACAATTCCCGGTAATTTTTACCTTCATTTTTTTTCCTGTTGATGGAGGGACCGGAGCCCCTCCTATGGTTAAGACCATTTAGAATTAAGTTGTCAGATAATCCTGAACGGCGGAAAAACTCTGCGCGTGTCTGACCTGAAAATCGTTATCCTGATAGATGACGACGCGGGTCAAGGCGGCGGAGCTTTGGGAATACGGATCAACAAGAATGTCGGTCCCTCCAAACAAGTTGACAATCCCCTGAGAGAAATCGCCGTAGATCATCGCGGAGCACACTCCGGTACTCGAGCCTTTGTCGAGATTCGACGGAACGCTAGTCGTGAACGAGATCGGTTGCCCGAATAAATCGCCGAATGGCGTATCATAAATATAACGCGGGCCGGTGCTTCCGGAGTCCTTCAAAACGGTCGACATTTTCGCCTTAACTTTGAAATTAGTTAAGTAGTGAATAGTCCCGTCGTTGATGGCCGCATTATCGATCTCAATCTCCTTGGCAACCCCGACAACCGACGCCCAAGTTGGAGCAAGGCCATTAGTTCCCATCGGAAAATCCCCGATTCCACTGACCTGAAGGATACCTGTTGGCTTACTGGAACCGTCCCCGTTGATAATGGTGCTCTGAAGGAGAGCGGCGACGGCATCAGAGAGGTCTTCCGCGACCCACTGATCGGTCTGGGGATCGCCCATCATCATCATTTCCCTACTAATATCGACGTAGGCGGTGATCGGATACGGAGTGAAAGAGATTTTCCCGGTCGTCGGAGTTTGTGCCGCACCCGCGGAACCTTCCGAGACGTAGGCGACGGTCGATCCAGTATCGACTCTAGGGATCGAAAACTTGTCGCGGTATTCCCAGAACTTAACGCCGAGACTTGGCATGATCATTTTAGCCCGGAGAGCGGAGATCCACTCGGACCCGTAGAGAGGGACCGGCACGAACTGAGTCCCGGAGGTCGCGCCGCCTGAAGTAAGGACGCGGGTCTCCAATTCTCGCTCGTCTCTCAAAGCCCTTTTTCTCGCGTTGAACATCCTCCAGAATTCATCCGGGATCGAGAGTCCGCGGGACCGTCCGCGCTTGCGGGCGATCTCATCAGACAACATTTTCTCGTAGGGTGCCTCGATAGACGCGTCATATTGAGAGGCGACCGCTCGACATAACGAATATGTTTGCTCAAACTCCTTTTTTTCCGGCTTGCTCAATTCTAAATTATGAGGGCTTGGAAGAGCATTTGAGGAAATGGCGTCGCAAAGCTCGCCTCGGAATTCCTCGAGGGTCACTCCCCGACCGACGGCGTCGTCGCCTAAGTCACGACGTCCCGCCTTGATCGCGAGATCCTTGATCTCTTTGTTGTCCTTAGCCATCCGCGCACGGATTGCTTGCTCGTCGACTTGAGGAGCTTCTTGGACTTCCTGAACTGTAGTTTCCATAATAACTTCCTTGTTGGGTTGTGTTCCTGATCGACCGACGCCCGATCCTTTCCAGTCCGCCGGAATCGCGACCACTGAGATTTCTCTCGGCGACCATCGATCGACGACGTGAACCGCTCGCCCGTCTATTTCCCGGTCCGTTTTTTCCATACTGAGCGGATAGTAACCGACCGATATATTTGAGATTGTTCCCTCTAAAATTTGCCGGTAAATCTGATCGGCGCGGTCCGACTCTTTCGAGAATCGAAGGACGGCGCGGGACTTCCGCTCCGTTGCGTCAATGGATACCGACTCGACAACTCCAATCTGGGAATCAATCGAAGCGTCGTGATCTGTTAAAACCGGAGCCCTTCCGGACTCGATGAATTCTCGATCTATTGCTTCCGCGTCATGGCTTAGAATTTCAAATCCGAAGCTCCTTTCGACTGGTTCCTCGGATGCGAATGCGACGCGGACAAGCCGCTCGTCACTCTCTTCTTTTTCTTCGGGCTCGACGTATGCGGCCCGCGAGATTATTCCTCCGTCCCAGTATTGGCGGGACTCATCCTCATCGAGAATTTTGTCGATCATATCGAGCATTTTTCCGGCGGCGTCGTAGATATCTTCTTGCTTCATTTGCGCGGACCGTTGCCGGATCGCGGTCAGGGCCGACCTGAAAACGACCTCCTTTCCGCTCGCCAGTTTTCCAAATGGATACCTCCATGCGCCTTTTGTGTCCTCGTCGGAGTCGCCGACTTTCCCGAGGTGAAGCGATGCGTAGCGATCATAATCCTCATCGCCGACGAGACGGTCCCCGTCCTCCGGTGAGAAACTCCAATCGCGGTTTGCGTTCCAATCCCC